TCCTATTATTACATCCCAGGTAAAATCTGATCCATAGTAATCAATCATAGACTTTGTGCCGTCACTCATATTCATTAAAACATCAGCAATAATATCACCTACTTCCTGCTTTTGTTCATCACTCATAAATTTAGTAATAACAAAGCTGTTGATTTCGCTTTTGGTTTTTACTTTTTCCATTCAAGTTTTCTCCATAGTTAGTTAAAGAATAAAAAGTATTCCGTATAAGTGATATTGTCAACTATTCTTTTCCGATATCGCCTGCTATGTGGTGACGTAATATAGTTCCAGGACGTAGGCTCTTAACAAACTTTCTTAACTTTTGAGCGTCCGTTTCTTTCTGCTCTTGCGCAGCAGTTTCATCCCACCAAATTCTGGTGTTTCCGCCGTCAGCATAACATCCGCCTTTTTGATCCTGCTCTATTTTTTTCTTTTGGTTACCATGCGCAGTAAATCCAATAACATAATTTCTGTGCTGCCTGGCGCATAATGGTTTATCGTTTCCGCAGTTCATGCATGAAATTTTATCAGGATTTGTTTCTTCCGGGCATCGCACAATTTTTATACCACGCTCTGTTTTAGTTTTCTTTCCCTGCCAGTAATCTTTTTTCACTACATAAACAGTTGGAATATTATTGTGTTTAAACTGGTGTTCAACAGCAGCAATAGAGTCCGCAGAATAATTTATAGTAGTGTATTGATCTAGCCTGTATTTATTCTTAAACCAAAAGTAAGGGTTAAAGTGTGTGTATGTAAACGCCTCTCCATTTTCTGGTTTGCTCTCTGCTAAGGCGTCAAGATAATCGTGATCTATCTGTATCTGCTCGCAGCCTTTTCCGCTCGCATTTAGTTTGCAGCTAAGTGGACAGGTGCCAAATTTATTTTTAGTTCCTGATCTGTAGGTTATTGCCAGGCCTTTTGTTTTTTTTCCTCGTGAGGACTCTACTGTTTTTAACATTATTTACTCCGTAGTTGTATGTGAATTTGTCAACTTATCACAAACAAAAAAGGCCGTCAAGATAACGGCCTAATTTTTTACTTTCGTTTGTTATTGTTAAAATAATTGTCGGCTCTTCTTCTTAAATTTCTGTGGTCGGGGCCGTACAATAATCTACTCAACCAATTCAATAAAAATATTTTTCTCACCTCCTTTCATTTTTCTTAATATCCGCCAACATAGATAAGCCAATATAATTTTGCGTATCCGCATGGCTATGATACATCCAGTTAGTGTCCTCATAATTATCAAAACCTAAACCAACAGCCTCTAATAACTCTTTATCGTCTAACCCGGCAAGTCTTAGTAATATTGCTTGTCTAAACTGATTAGCTGTAACATCATCACCTTTGGGATCAGTACACTTTGGAACTTCAAAAGCTATTGTAAATGCAACATTGTATGTCTTCATATCTTGATCTCCGTTTCTGACCCATCGGCCTCTTGCAGATGAAAGTCTAGTTCCCAAACAAAATCTCCTTCGGACATACGTTCTTCATACAATTTTATTGCCTCACTTTGATACTTAACTCTAAGTGCGTCCATACCATCTTCCGTCATAGACTCCGCCTCTTCGGGTGTTAATGTTGTCTCGACCGATACAAATTGGTCACACTTAAAATCAAGAAATACTTTGGCTCTTATAGGTTGAAGATTCTGCAAATCTTTCAACATATTAGATAATCTTTCTTTATCCTCTCTCAGAAAATATTCAGTTCGTGCTATTGAATTTCTCAAATCATCAATAGAGTCCTGTATCAACTGCTTACTTCTCAGCTTATTTTGGGCATAGTGGACCAGTTTATCATCATTTTTCATATTTTTCTCCTTAATAGTTAGTGTATGTGATGTTATAGGAAGGTGTATATAGTTGTCAACATAAATAATTTAATCCCCTTATATATATGGCTGAAACAAAAAAAATAAAAAAGACCCACGGCCCCAATAAGACCTTTTGCTAAATAAGAGGTAACACTAATATTTTGATAAGTGTTACTGTAGTGTTACCTATAATCTCTATATATATCAAAAGCTTACAAGCGTGGTAACGCGGTAACACCGGTAACTGGGGGTTATGAAAAAATATGTTTTTCTTTCTCAGATATATATAGTGTTACTGTTACAAAAAAGAGGCGGCATTGCTGCCGCCCCTGGTGTGATTATGACTTCAAGTATTTAATTAAAGCCTCAGTACGCATTCTATGCGCTCTTCCTCGACCAAAAAGATGCCCAGTTTCAGGTGGCTGTACCTTAAATTTACGCAATAAATCATCAACAATACTTTCTGTATTGATGCCCCTAAAACTTTTTACTATCTTACCATTCAAGGTTATTGTAGATTTAGGTGAAGATAAGTCACTTTTATGCTCTCTGATAAAGTGCTCTAAATACGCCCTTGGAAAACAACCTTTTCCTTCAAAATTTTCTTTACGATTAAAATACCATGGTTTGTAAAATGCATAGTTATCTCCAAGCATTTGCCATAATGTTCGCTCTGAAACTTTTGGTAGAAAACTTTTTATCTTTTTTGACATTATTTTATCAAACTGATCTGCTTTCTTCTCAAGCCTTTGAATATACCAATAAGCCGTGGTTAAGGGTTTATATTTTTTCTTAGACATTTGTCTACTCCTTTAGTTAGTTAAAGTTAATATTCGATCATCGCCGATTTCGGCTACGAATGGATTCCAACGATGTCAAATAGCAAAACAACTTTTTCAAGCTGTAAAACCATTATAACATATATATAGGATAATGTCAACCCATTAATTTTTCAACAAATGCCAGTAGTTTCGGAAGCGACCATCTCCAAACTCTTTTTGTCTCTTCAACATCTGCTCAGCGTCTTTTAGATTTGAAACGTGGTTCGTGATCCGATGCCCGGCTGCCTCGATGTAATAACGGAGTTTCTTGTCCGGTCCTACTTCTTGCTTGATGACAAATGTGTCAGGCAAAGTCCTTACAATCTTTGTGCAGCATCTTTAATACTTTTGTCAGCGCATCAACGGCGCCTCTATTGTATGAGGCCTCTTCAGGTGATATGGCCTGACTATGTATATTAATTTTTTTATGCTCCAGTATCATCTTTTCTACCTGATCTGTGATAGTTTCGATCTTCAAACCTAGCTTACCCATATGTTTCATGGCATCTATATATGCTTGACGTCTTACGCGATTTTTTTCTGTTTTAGTGCTTCTTATGTCCATCTCGATCCTCATTCATTATCATATCGGCCAGGTTTTCAAAGTCCTGGGCGATGTATACTATGTTTGTGTATTGTATATATTTAGCTATTTTAATAATTTTTCGTGTTTCGTCATTATCGGGGAGCAAGCCACGCTCCCCGTAGGTTATGATATATCTAAGTACTTCTTCCACTAGAGTCCTAGTAATTCCCGTAAAATGCCGCTAGGTATGGGGCTATCTGTATCTATCTTACCTATTCGCAATGTTACATATCCATCATCATCCATTGTTATGTATGATACATCGTCTGTTAGATTATTCAAAGCCTTGGTTAAATCATCCCAGGTCATTTTTTTCTCCTATAGTTGACAATATCTTATATAAGCACGTATAAAAATGCAAGTCAACACAAAAAAAGCCCCCCAGAACTCTGGAGGGCTTTCCACTAACTACGGGAGCAGGCCTATGATAACCTGTTCATCTACTAAGATAAGCGAATATATAAGATATTACAAGCTTTTTTTTCGTTTTTTATTATTAAAACCGTCTGGTGTGATAAAACCCTTATTTATATCGGATTTTATGCGCTTAATTGTCTCTTCATCGTCCATAATTTTAGAGTAATCAACGTCTTTTTTCTTTTTACGCCGGGTTATACTCTTAAATTTATCTATAACTTCCTTGCTGAAATGGCGCACCTGGTGGTCCATGCTCTTCTTTTTTACAAAATTATTAATGTGAAACTTATCTTCCAAAGTTAATCCATAAAATTAGGCTTGGGCATGGGTGCGCGGACCTCTATTATATAATTATCTACCTTACCACAGTTAGGCTTTCTGACAATAGGATCATAATGCTGTCCTAGAGCATTTGCGTAATAGTGGCATTGTTCAAGATTATCAAAGTAAAGGCGATGGATGGCGTGTTTATCGGATTCAATATCGGGTAAGGTAATCAGATACAGCACAAAATGAATAGTGGGCGTCATGGTTCAGCTAATCTTGGGCCGTGGGTCTAGGTCATCCTTTAGTTTATTATAGATCTGGGCCATCATTTTCAGCTGAGTGTTGATAGTACGGCCTCGTTCCTCTGCATCTTTCTTAATACTATTGTACACCTCACGCGGAGTGACGATAGATTTGTACTTTTCTGTGTCCATGTAAACGCCTTTTATATAATTTTTATAAGAATATATAGGATACTTTACATAAAATCAAGAAAAAAAGCCCCGTAAGTCGGGGCTTGAGTCTTGGAGGAAAGAACCGAACAAATGCCGTTAGCAGACAGTTTTTATTGAGCAGCTCCCCAATCGGGGCCAATTTCAACGTCACATTTGCTCGGTATCTCTAAGTCTACGGCATTTTCCATAATTTCTGCAATAGTTTTTGCTTCTTTTTCATCTTTTACGGACATAGCTATCTCGTCATGTATTTGTATAAGCGGCAATCGTCCTGTTTTATATATATCTACCATAGCTTTTTTGGTCATATCGGCTGCGGAGGCCTGTATTAATCTGTTCAGGGCCTTGTAGCTGTAGGCACGTTTTAATTTTGTCGTGGGCCCATATTCCAGGACCGCCTCGCTGTAGGGCAGGGCCTTGTTCATCTTAAAACTATCGGGTTCCCACAGATCAAAGCGGCATTTACGGCCAAGCAGGGAGCGTATAGAACCTTTTCCGCCTTGTTCGTTGAGTCTATTTTGCACGCCAGTCATCAATCCACGGACAAAGGGCACACGGTCATTGTACTGTGCGACAAGATCCTTAGCCTCATCAAGCGATATATCGAGTTGTTCAGACATTTTTTTCACGCCCATGCCGTATATGAGCCCTAAATTTATGGTTTTGGCCTGTTTTCGTGGTATTTTTGCCATCTCTGCGACCATGGTATGGAAGTCCATGCTTGAATCATGCCGATAGCCGTGGACAAATTCGTCTATACCCTTTAGTGGTATGCCTCTGCTATTGCCATATATATAGGCATAGTGGACCAGGATTCGTGGTTCTTGCTGCGAATAATCTATAGCCGCCCATTGTTCGCCTTCTTCCGGTAGAAACAGAGAGCGAATCATAGGACCAAGCTCGGGATCACGGGCGGGAATCTGCTGTAGGTTTGGGTTGTTCATGGATATACGTCCTGACACGGTACCGCCGTCGTCGGAGCGTATCTGGTTTATGTGACTATGTATTCGACCATCGGACCGACAATGCTTCATTATGGTGTTAATAAACGTGCCAGATGTTTTATTCAGATTACGTGCTTGGACAATAAGCTGCGGTAGTTCGTGTGTATGCTCGCTTAAAAACTGTTTTGTAAACGATGGGGCACCTTTGTCTGTGCGTGGATACTGTATGCTTAGCGCCTCAAACGCTTTTGCGATAGAGGCTGCTGCCCATATTTCTACGTCGTGACCTACAAGTTTTTTAATCCCACTTAATACTTCTTGCTCACGTTTGATGAGAGAGGTACGGGTACGTTCCACTTTGTCCTGGTCCACGCGCACACCACGCCAGGTCATATCGATAAGGCAGGGCAGCAAGTCTAATTCTAAATTGGCTACGTTCCATAAATCTTCTTTACCAATCTGACCCGATAGATAGCCCCATAACTCTAGGGTTAGAGAGGCATCACCCTCGGCATACGGTCCGACATACATAGCAGGCATTTTCCACAGCTCACCTTTTGGATCTAAACCAAAGCTACGCGCGGCCTCTATGAGATTTTTCTCAGACTTCACCTTACCTATGTGGTCATAAGCTAAGGCATTCAGGCTATAGCTCATACGATTCTCGTCTAACAGGGCCGCTATCAGCATGGTATCAATGATACGACCGTTTAGTGTAAAACCCATGCGCCGAATCCATCCTGTATCATACTGTGCGTTGTGCATGATTTTATCCGCAGGACTCTCAAATACTTTCTTCAGCCAGTTGTTTACGATGCGCTCATCTAGATTACCACCGTATTTGTGACGGATCGGTATATAGCCTGCCCAGTCATTGACCGCTATGGCATAGCCAACAACCTCGCCATCGCCTGTTGGCCACCCTGGTCCGAGGGTCTTGATGTTAGGATCGCGTGTTTCTACATCAATAGCTATTTGCTTTGCGTCAAATATATTAGGAAGCTCACTAGGCGGCAGCCATTCTGACTTTGGCGTATCAAATGCTAACTGCAAAGACATTATTTTTCTCCTCCAAGAGCACCATAGCCACAGATATCGAGCCAGGAATCTTCATGTTCCGGTGTTTCTATCAGGCGTGATAGCTTGACGGCTATCATACATTGGTATACTTGCGCGACAGTGACTTCTCTTTCAAGCAGCACGGACCACATTTTAGCTATGCGCTCATGGTTCTCATGGGCATCGCCGTAATCCTTAGCCCGTGGGCCGTTAATCATCTTCTCGGCTTTGTCTAGTATTTGCTTCCTGTTCATATGCTGTAACTCCTCAATGCGTCTTCTGGCTCGATTAAATATAAGTTTTTTTTAGTTCGTGTTACACCGACATAGAATACCCGGTGTAGCTCGTCAGGATCCTGCTCAGCGGCCTTTGATGCCGCAGGTGATACATCGGTAAAGAGAACGACGTTGTCGGCCTCTCCGCCCTTAGATCCGTGGATAGTGGACAAATGTATACGGGGCGTGCCGTTAAACTTCTCTCCACGCCTGAGCAAAGCGGTAATATAGGCCCGTTCTCCATCAGGTATTCTGTCCATGGCCTCATGCCATATCATATCTTTTGTAGCAAGTAGACCATGATTTACTTGTAGTTGTTCTAGTGTAATCTCGTCATCGTCCATAAGATGCGGTAGTTTTTTAAAGCCACGCTTTACACGATTGCCGACAGACATATAGCTATATACTGTTCTTGCCGATTGTGCCGTTACCGCTTTGCCTTTACGCATTTGTTCCCATCCATTAACGGCCTCACTTATTTTTTGTGATATGGACCGTTTACCGTGATACGCAAACAGTAGGCCGCTGCTGCGTAGACTATCTATAACATTGTGCAGAAAGTAATTAGCCTGGGCCAGTATGAGCCAAGTGCCGTCAGATAAGTCTATATCACTAACATCATTGAGGCGCTGTACCTCACCGTCCTCTTCTTTAGGTAAGTAACTCTTTGGCACTCGTCTGTGTATACGTTTTGATATACGCGCGGCGATTGCGTGAATGTTCCGTGGTACGCGATACGATTGCTCTAGTACCTCATAACCCCCGTCGAGTCCTATAAGATGCTCTACTTCGGCACCTGCCCACTTGTATATGGCCTGGTCATCATCGCCTGCACAGTATATCTTATCGGAGTATTTTTCTATTATATGCGCAACATCCCATTGCAGAGGCGAGAGATCCTGTGCTTCATCTATAAAACTCACACTTAAATTCGGACAGAACTTAGAGCTTTCATTTACAAATATCTCAAGCATATCCGTAAAGTCATACAGCTGTAATCGTTTCTTGTAGTTAATTAAGGATTCGGCCACGTAGGATAGTGTTACCCAGTCTATGTCGGTGTTTGATTTGTTGTACTGAGAGCGTAGAGGCACTTTACGCAGTCTAGCCAGGTTTATAATACTTAATATGGGATCAGAGTTTGCGTTAGACTCCAGTATATTATCCTCTGCGTTGAACCTGTCCACAGTAATACTGACGCCTATGGCGCGTGACAACTCTCTGTAATGTTCAGCCTGCATAATTTGTTCGGGGCGTATGCCTGACAAGCGCAGAGCAAAGCTATGTAAGGTACGAAACCATGGCAATTGCTTGGGCTCCAAACTAAATCGTTGACACGCACGCTCTATCGCTTCATATGCTGCCTGACGCGTAAACGCAAAGTATCCTATCTTTGATGGATGAATACCTTGGTTTAGTGCGTCATCAACCTTGTTCAGTAGAGCTGTGGTCTTCCCCGTCCCTGGTGGGCCGTATATCCTGAATATCTTTGTTTTCATTCTGCTCATCTATTTTTTTTACTATAACACGTATGCGCTCACGAGTGAGTCCATACATCTTTCCAATAGCTGTCAGCGTCATTAATTTATCTGTTCTAAGAGAATATATTTCGTTATTACGCTGATTATATTTCAAGTGCATCTTCAAGATCCTCCATACTGCCATATCTCTTTATAAATATGGGCGTAGTTTCTCCGACCCAAGCACCGGCAGTATTAAAATCAAAATACTCCACGGCTTCTTCGTAAGGCATACCATGACGCCGACACAGTATAGCTATACACTCATCTCTGTCATAGGCAATAATATCTTTTTGACCACACCGGCTGCCTATGCCTATTACAGCCTTATCAAATCCATCGGCTTTTAACATTAAAATACCTCCTTCTTATCATTAATACCAAAGTCAGGCGCAGATACTGTTACTTCCTTGTTTACAAAGGCGGGTATCTTCCATACACGCACAGGACGCCCCTTGATCTTTATAAGCTTACTCTCACCGCCTCTGTCACGTAGTCGTTGCGCCATCTTATATGTCTTATACTCAAAGAAGCGATGTTTCTTGAGATGGTTTTCAAAGTCTTTAAGACGGAAGTACGTTACGTTTTCTTCTTCATCTGTCCAAGGACGCTTCAATAGTATCTCTTCTTTATCTTGTGCCTGCTGTAAATGCGAACAAAACTCTTCAAGATGGTCATAAAACTGACCTGTGATGCTTGCGTCTTCAGGCACTTCTATAATAGCACTCTCGTTTTCACGCATTTCACGCAGTAAACTGGATATGCGCGTCTCCCATATATTACGATTTACGGACTGTGGCATGAAGTTTAATTGTTCCATACAGGCCTTTTGAAAGGTAGTTTGGTTCTGTAATGCGTCTGTATCCAATTCTAAGGGCTCACTATTGACGTCTACGAACCATACGGGTGGTACAGAGTTATATTTACGCAAGTTGGCTATCATGGCCCCTTGTATGGCCGCTCCTATGCCATGGCGTCGTGTAAGACATAGAGTCTTGTTGCAATGCGCGTTGATAGGTGAGTCACTACATTTATAGGCATAATCTTTTTTCTGTAGCTGTTTTGCCACAATATTAACTTCGCCAAGCGGCAGAGGTGGCTCAAGATAGTTTGTGTTGTACACTTGTATCTCTGTTTCCCATGTGTCCGGGTATGCTTTGCGTAGATACACGCCAAGATTAAATAATCCATTGTTACGCCCACCTTCTGATATCTTTTTGCGTGCTAATATTTGTAAGCACGGTGGGCCGTCAACCAATATGTCTTCTTTAATATTCTCACCAATGCGTATCTTGGACAGTTGCTCAGGTGTCTGTTTATATTTTTCATACAGTTCTATAAACTCATCAAGCGTGGCACCTGTGCCGTCGTCTTTGATGGCATATCGTAGACCACTCTCGGCATCAAAATAAGGTAGGTTAAGGAAGTTACCTACATCATCACGGTCAAGGTTTAGTTTTATCTGCTTAGGAAAGACCTCGCTACCGCCGTAGCCAAGCGCGGCCGATATTTGCTGTAATGTTTTCTGCATATCTTCAGCGTCAATCCACTCTGTAGAGAACAAGAAACAATGTGCTCCTCCTGATTTAGATCGACAGATCACCAAAGGCAGTTTTAGTTTTCGTATCTTTTTCACTAATACTTTATGGTCCAGGGGATATTGATCCACATCAATACATCCCCAGACACATTTGTTTTCTTCGTTTATGGGTATGATACCTACTGCCCGGCCTTTACCAGACAGGTGACCCTCCCATAGCTCTGTGGACCGTGGTTCGCGAATGATCGCGGCACGGCCCGTGCTCTTACCATTTAATTGCTTCTTGTCAATCTTAAACGTGCCATACGCCAACCGCAGGCCGTCAAAGATAGCGGCAAATTTTTCAGTTGTAGACATAAGTATTTAGAATACTTTTTTGTCTTTAGAAGTATCTTCAGCTACAGGTTCCGGATTGCCCTCATTGTCAGCTTGATGCTTAACAGGCACTTCACCGGCTTTGATGCTTTGAGCAAAAGCTTTTGCCCGGTTATAAACGCTCTCATCAGTAACCATACTGTCCTTTGCCATCTCCCAACCGTGCCAACTACCTTTGTCGTTTTTCTCTGGAACGGTGGTGAGTTTATAAATATGGCTAAAACGTGGTGGACTAAAGGCGCCATTAGCACTAGGCAAGACAATGGATTTTATTAACGTATTCCATTTCTTTGACTTTTTACGCTGCGTAGATTTCATTGTAATCAAGGCAGGCTCAGCAGCACCATCGTCTTTCAACAACAATACAAAATGCTGATGCGTTTCTTCAATGTAATCACCGTCGGCACCTACAACCTTGTCCTGGTTAGTGTTTTCGTCTCTCTGTGTTTCAGGTCTTTTTTCATTAGGCAGGTATATAGCAACCGGTGCTCCTGTGCCATTGCCACGTGGTGCCCATTGAATAAAGCGAACTTGGTAAGAACACGGTATAACTCTAATACCGTCTTTCCCTTTAAAGATCTCTTTACTGACCGTATTATAAATGTCGCCTTTTTTGGCATTGTCATTTTCATTCATAATATCATCGTCTTGACCAGATATTATCTTGAGAAACGGTGTAGCCAGATCTTCTTGACCAACATTTTCGTTACCCATATCTTGGTCTTGTTCAAACATAGAACTTAAAGCGACCACATTTGCAGATTTAGGGTCTGCTACCTCTTTTTTTGCTTCAGCCATTTTTACCTCCTTTGGCTTTTTTGATTACTGCTCTTTGCCCTATAAAGGCTCCAAACAGGTCTGTTGGAAAAAACGAAGACTCTGTGCCCTCAATCATTTCCTTAATAAATTTGCGTAAAGTGCTTGGCTCGACTTTCTCTACCTGTTCTACCGGTAGTTGAAGTTTTTTCTCCTGGAGAAACTTTTTACAATGTTCTTTAAAATCTAGTGCCAGTTCATCTTCGCCGGAACCAAAACTAACAAACACTTGATTCTTAATGTAATCACCATGACCATTATCACGCAACCATTTAAAAGCTTCCACTCTATTGTCCACTTTAATAGATCCACCATACAATGGTTTAACAGAAACTTCCTCTCCAGTTGTTAAAACAAACTTTGAGCAGCCAACTTCTTCCATCATATTAGGTAAATCTTCGTCGGACATTTTGATAAGCTTTTTCTTTTCTTCCTTGGTTTGGTCTTCCAAGTTTGAAACATACTCTTCCTGTCTTAGAATAGCTTCTGCTAATCCTGTAAGTGTAGACAGGTCCTCGTTACTAAGTCTATGTTCGGAACTATCAGAGGATGGACTTGCATCCGCCTCCATTTGTTTAAAGATATCATTCATCTTTTTCTCCTTAAAATTAAAAGACCTTATCAGGCCTTGACATATACACTTATATATGTGTATAGTCGCATAGTCAAGAGGATAAAATGAAAAAATATAAATTTAAAACAAAACCCTTTAAACACCAGAAGAATGCTCTGCATGATTCGTGGGACAAGGAGTATTATGCCCTGTTTATGGAGATGGGTACAGGAAAATCTAAGGTTGCTATAGATACTATGGGTATTTTATATACAGAAGGTAAGATTAATGCTGCTCTAGTTATATCACCAAAAGGTGTTTATGATAACTGGGTGCAGGTTGAGATACCTACACACTTATCTGACAAGATAAATACCAACATGGTCCGATGGCGGCCGTCCTTAGCACAATCGTTTCAGAAAGCTATGCGCA